GTTGGCCAACTATTCAGGGTACACAATCTAATCCTACCCTTACACCTGGTAATACATTTAATATTGTGTTTGGTGGAATAACTGCAACAATTACCATAGCTAGCGCACCAAACAATATAGTAAGTGTTGTAGCAAGTGACATTAACAATTTAGGCTACGAGACATTAAATGCTAGTGTTGTAGATGGTAAGTTACAAATATTTTCATCAAGAACACAGCTTTCTACACAAATACGTTCAGTACAAATTACAGCAGGTACTGGAACAGTTTTGAGTGATTTAGGTATTGATGTAGGTACCTATAATCAACCTGCAATATTTTGGGGTACATCAGCACAACAACCACTATGGTCAAGTAGTCAAACAACCCCAAGACCAAATGGATCAGTATGGGTTAAGGTAGGAGCAGCAGGAAATGGTCTTAATTCTGTCATGTCAGAATATGACGCAAATATAGCATCTTTCATACCAAAAACTTTAAGTTATCATACAGATGATTTTGCTGCTATCGCTTCAATTGATAGTACAGGCGGTAAGGCAATACCCGCAAATACAGTATATGCGCAATATGCATTCTACAATGAATATTTTGGTGGACCATTATATTACTGGAAACGATTAGCTACAGGAGCCACTGTAGTAACAGGTACCAATACGAATCCTTCGTTTACAAGTGGTCCATATACTTTTACTGTCAAAGTTTCGTTACCAGGAAGTAATTCTGCGTCAAGTGCGTATACTGTTAATTTAGCAGATAATACTGATGCACAAGATTTTGTAGACGCATGGAATCTTGCTGCAATACCATTCACAACTTGTTCGTTAACTACAGGTGGGGCAATTCAACTTGTACATACAGAGGGTGGTGTAATATTAATTGATGATAATTTATCTACTGGTGTTTCTAGTGGATTATTAACAGAGGCTGGATTTGTAGTTGGTTCTACAACTGGTGTAAAAATAGGACCCTTCAAAACAGCAGCATTTACACCCCCTACTACTGCTCAAGCTCCATCTACTGGTTCAGGTTTAATACCTAATATTACAACTACTGCTGGTGTTTATTTTATAAATCAAACAAGTTTTACAAATGCAGGTAGTGGTTATGCAGCCGGCGATTATGTTACTATTTTGGGTGCTAATTTAGGTGGATCAACACCAGCAAATAATTTAGTTTGCGAGGTCGCATCAGTATCAGGTGGTGGGGTTGTTACAGGACTAACATATGTTTCAGGTTCTGCCGTAGCAAACTATGATACTGTATTAAGTAACTGGGTGGAATTCGATTTCACAGCCAATGAAGGTGCGCCAAATACACCACCTGTTAATGGTACAAATTGGTTCTTTAGTGTTGTAGATGAAGTAGATATAATGGTTAACACCACAGGTGGTTGGAAGGGGTACCGTAATGTAGATTATGATAGTAATGGTTTCCCAAAACCAAGCGGTACAAACGTAACTGATCCAAACGGTCCTATTGTAAGTGCAACAGAACCAACTACTCAAAGTGATGGTACAGCATTACAGTATGGTGATTTGTGGATAAGCACAGGTGATCTTGAAAACTATCCTATTATTTTCAGATGGCAAAGTGTAAATGGTACAGATAAATGGGTGTTAATTGATAACACAGATCAAACAAGTAGCACAGGTGTGTTATTTGCTGACGCACGTTGGGCAACTAATGGCACAACAAACCCTGCAAATGATCCTATACCAACAATTCAATCATTATTAACAAGTAACTATTTGGATTTAGATGCACCAGGTAACACATTATATCCAGTTGGTATGTTGTTGTTTAATACTCGCCGTTCAGGATATAATGTTAAGCAATATCGTGTAAACTATTTCAATAATGATCGTTTCCCAGATGAAACTTTACCTACTGAACAAGATGCATGGGTTTCAGCTAGTGGATTGCAATCTAACGGTGCTCCATATATGGGACGTAAAGCACAAAGAGCAATGGTAGTTCAAGCATTGCGTAGTGCAATTGATACAAACACTGCAATTCGTGACGAAGATAATTTCTTCAACTTGATGGCAACACCTAACTATCCTGAATTACAACCTAACATGGTTGTATTGAATGCAGATAGAGGTGAAACAGCATACATTCTAGGTGATACCCCAATGGGATTAGCAGATGATGCAACTGCAATTCAGGCATGGGCTACAAACGCAGCTGGAGCAACAAGTACGGGTGAAGATGGTTGCGTAACAAGAAATACATATTTAGGTTTGTTCTATCCAAGTGGAATAGCTCCAGACTTAGACGGCAATCTTGTTGCAGTACCTTCAAGTCATATGATGCTAAGAACATTCTTACGCAATGACAACATTGCTTATCCTTGGTTAGCAGCAGCCGGTACTCGCCGTGGTATAATTGAAAATGCTACAAATATTGGATACATTGATAGAACTACTGGTGAATTCCAAACTATTAAAACACGTATAGGAATTCGTGATGTTCTTTACACAAACTTTATTAATCCAATGGTGTTCTTTACTGGCAATGGTTTATTGAATTATGGTAACAAGACAAGCTTTAATTCATCATCTGCGCTTGATAGAACAAACGTTGCAAGATTGGTAGCTTATATTCGCCGTCAATTAACATTAGCAGCAAGACCGTTCATATTTGAACCAAATGATGCATTAACACGCCAAGAAATTTCAGGTGTAATTGAATCATTGATGGTTGATTTAGTTGCTAAACGTGGTATTTACGATTACGTTGTTCAGTGTGATGAATCAAACAATACACCAGCTAGAATAGATCGTAATGAACTATGGGTAGATGTTGCGATAGAACCTGTGAAGGCAGTAGAATTTATTTACATCCCAGTAAGAATTCTGAATACAGGAGAATTATCAGGGACATAATAGTTTCTGATAATCGAACAAAAAACGGGGCATTATGCCCCGTTTTCATTTGTCCAAAGCCATTTAGTGCTTCCTGAATCCCATATTCTTTTAAAGCCTTCTTTAGTTCTTAATTGCATTTCTGATATATTTGTATTATCTTTACTAGTTTTCCTCAAATTAAATCGGTGTATTCTAGCAATAGTATTTGGTACTGTATACCAGTAATTAGGTTTAGTTTCTTTTACTAAATCAAAATTAAGAGTTTTATATAGATTTCCGTCACTCCATCTATTATCTGAATATGATATAACTTGAGTAGGATTATGTTCTTTAATAAAGTGTTTGAATAATCTACTAGCAGCACCTACAATGTTGGTATTAATTTTACTGCAAAATCTATTAATTTCCCAATCTACAATCTTTCGTGATAAATTGTTTTTACTAAAAGTCATTAGTGAAACAAGTTCATTTTTGTAGTATAGTCCGTATCTTGTATTACTGCGTCCTTTTCCTTGTATGTGATTTATCTCACAGAATTGACTTGCTGTTTTAGAATCTACAGGTAAAATACTACATTTTCTAGCATAGATTACATTCGACGTTTTTTTTAAAATATTTCTTATTCTACTTTTTACTATTTCAGGTTTATTAATCCACTCATCTTCAAATACTGCTATGTATCTTAATCCTAATTTTTGAATTTTTTGTCGTTTTAAGTAGTCTGAAATTTTAGATTTTCCGTTATAAGTAAGTATTTCTTCACTATGCCAATATAAACCATTATATTCAATAGCAATTCGTTGCAAGGGCAAATATATATCTATTTCGCTTTTACCTAAAATTTGTTTTACGTTGGATTGTGCAGTAGGTTCTAGTTCTAAAATAAAATTAAATAAATCGATCTCGCCTTGACTTCTATGCTGCGGAATTCTAGGAAAACACATTGTACAGCATTCTATGTTAAGTTTAGAATCAGTAAAGTACTGTTTAGTGAATGTGAATGTATGTTGACAACACAAACATAGTAATTTTATATATTGTTGATTAAAAGAAATAACTTTGCAATTTGCTTTGGCGGCATTTTCTATCATCTTTTCTTTAGATTTTTTATTTTTCTTTATGTTGGTAATATTTCGAATCTTTGCTAATTGTTGTTTAGTTTCATCAGAGTGTTTTTTTCCTCTCATGTTTTTACCAAAATCATAACCATTTTTTATTTTAGTTTCGATTGCTTTTTTAGCTCTACTAGCAATTTCATCAGAATGTGTTGATGCATATAATGCCACGGATTCGGATATTTTTCTTTTTGTATGTTCTGATGGACGTTGCAAAGTTCTAGATATTTTACCTAATTCATATTTCTCCTCACGTTTACGAACCCCCTCTAACATACTATCAGTAGCTTCATATGTCTTTCCTTTGTTCCATGGAACTGATCCCCTTTTCAACTCTGACATATTTTTTTTCATGGTAGGATCCCATTTTTTATTAAAGTTTGGATTATTAGATCCTGACCTTTTCTCCGCTAGTAACGACTTGTATATTGCACAGGTCAATGAATCTTCACCGTATACATTTTTATATTCTGTCGTGGTAAGATTATGAGTTCGTAAATGAGAATTGGTAATCTGCTTTTCAAATTCTTTTGAACAGATTTTACATAAAATAGACATGTGGATAGATGCTCCTGTATAACTTCTTTAAGTTATTTATGCAATAAATATGTACTGTGATGAAATTTGAAATACCTAAGATAAATAAAGATATAATGCTGTAAAGCAAAATAGGAGAAACAACATGGCAACAGCCAGTCAATCATTATTCAACATGACCGTAGCTAGCGACAACGCTGGTGGTAATCAAGGCTTATTAATGCCTAAACTCCAATATAGATTCAGAGTTAATTTTTTAAATTTTGGGGTTGATACAACAGGCGGATTGAACTTAACAAAACAAGTCATAGATTGCTCAAGACCAAGCTTAACCTTTGCAGAAATTACCATACCAATATATAATTCAACAATGTATTTGGCTGGTAAACATTCGTGGTCACCAATGTCAGTAAATATTCGTGATGATGCATCCGGAACAGTGGCAAAAGCGGTTGGCCAGCAGTTGCAAAAGCAATTAGATTTCGTTGAACAAGCTAGTGCAGCGACAGGTCAAGACTATAAATTCCAAACTAATATTGAAATACTTGATGGTGGTAATGGTGCAAATGCCCCCGTCGTATTAGAAACATGGGAATTATATGGTTGCTTCTTGGTAACTGCAAACTATAACGCTTTAAATTATGGGACAAGTGAAGCAGTAACAATTGCGTTATCAATACGCTATGACAACGCTATCCAAGCACCAATAGGAAGTGGTGTTGGTGCAAATATTGGACGTATACTACGAGGCGATTCTGCTACGGGTATTGGTTCTGGTACCTAATTGATATAAAGGTAACCAATGTCATTGGGCAATTGGGGTCAATCATTTTTAAGAGGCGCTGCCGGAGGACTCTTCGGCAGCGAATACCTTAGAGACTACGTACACGCTTCTAAAACATTTAGGACAAACAGTTATCAATATGCTCCTAAATTAAAGTTTTTATTCCACACTTACTTTAAAATTAATACATTAGCATATGGTAAAAATGTAAGTACAGGTGATAACTTTGGCTTACTAGTAAAAGACGTTAAATTACCTAGTTTTAGTTTTAATACGTTTCAATTAAATCAATATAATAGAAAACGTATTGTTCAAACAAAAATAAAATATGATCCTGTAACAATTAATTTTCATGATGATAATGGTAATTTAATGAGGCATTTATGGCAGGCATATTACAATTATTATTATAGTGATGGTACTATTCCTAAAGTAGTATTTGCTGGTGCAAGAGGCGGTTTACCTGAAACACAGGCAGGCGCCGGAGGACAAGCTACTACTGCATCATTAGCTAATTATAATGAAAGAAATTTATATAATGATAGTATTACAGGTAATAGTGATTGGGGCTATAATACATCCGCAGCAGTTCAAAATAGCAACGGTGAAAATGTAAAGCCAGCATTTTTTGAAAACATAACTATTTTTGGATTTAATCAACATAATTTTACAGCATATACATTAATTAATCCTATTATTACAAGCTTCAATCATGACACTTATAATTATGGTGAAAATGGTGGAATAATGCAAAATTCAATGTCATTAGATTATGAAACTGTGGTATATAATGAAGGGGCAATCGACGGGCGGGAACCTAGCAATATTGTTACTGGTTTTGGATTAGAACCAAATTATGATACACGCTTAAGTCCTATTGCTATGCCAGGTTCTAATAGAACAATATTAGGTCAAGGTGGTTTAGTTGATGCAGCTGGTGGTACACTTAATGACCTTGCAAGTGGTAATTTGTTTGGGGCAGTTGTAAAGGCAGGCACAGCTTACAATACCTTCAAAAATGAAAACTTAAAAGCAATAGCAAAAGAAGAAACAAAACAATTTTTATTACAAGCAACTGGTCCGGCGCCAGTCAATCGTAATCCACAATTTAATTTCCCTATTAGACAAGCTACTCCTGGTCCATTGGGATTAGCGGGTGGTGTAACAGTTGGTGCAAATGGTAGTCCAGTCAACGTAGGAACTTCACAACCGGTTGGTTCACAAATAAATAAAACTGAAAACTTAGGCGGTAGACCCGAATAATTATGGCACGAATAGTTGATAATAGAAATAACATAGATCAAACTGTTAGAATATTTGACAGTTTCTATATGACTGATTTAGTAGTCAATGCTACTGAATTTGATATTGTTTATGGTTATTTTTCTAATGTATGCAAAACTGATAGAATTGCTGCTAACTTTACAACAGTACTATTTAGAATTTCACAAGAAACAGGAGTGAGTGTTTTAGAGTTGATATCAATATTAAAAGGTGCACCTAATAAAATTAAAATGAATGAACTTATTTGTTACTATCTAAATTCATTCAAGTCAAAAACATCATTATATGGTATAGGTGTTGTTCCTAAACCTAATCAACCTGTTGCACGAAACGTAGTATTATGATATGGCTAAGTGGGCACAGGGGAAATTTGTTCCTAAAAATCCTAAAAAATATATAGGCAACCATACGCCTAAATATAGGTCAGGTTGGGAACTCACTTTCATGATGTTCCTAGACACAAACGAAAGCATACTTCAATGGGCAAGCGAGCCAATAAGAATACCATATAGAAATCCATTAACCGGCAAAGTAAGTAGTTATGTACCTGATTTTTTAGTTTTGTATCAAAACAAATATAAAAAACAAGTTGCAGAGCTAGTTGAAATAAAACCTAAAAAACAAAGTTTGATTGAAAGTAAAGTTGCCAGTGCCAAAGATAAAGCAATTGTAGCAGTAAATCATGCAAAATGGGCCGCGGCCAAGGCTTGGTGTAATCAATCAGGATTGATTTTTAGAGTGATTAATGAAGATCAATTGTTCTATAATGGTAAGTCAAAAAAATAACCATTTAGTTTGTGGTCGTACTAAATACTTTTACTATGAATAAAAAACTGGAAGAATTATTTCAACTATCAGAGGATAGTTCCAAAGAACCTAACGATTCTAATATTGAAAAAATGCAAGCAGACCTCATAACAACTGAGGCATATTCAAATTTAGAAAAAATTGAAAATGCATTACCTCAAGTTAGGGGCTTAGAAGCTACTGACAACGAAATGGATACTCTTGCTGATTTGGCTAAAGATAGTTATAAAGATTTAATGGATTTAGGTATGCAAGTTGATAGTCGTTTCAGTGCAGAAATATTTGGTGTAGCTGGCACAATGTTAGGTCATGCTATAACTGCTAAAACAGCTAAAATAAACAAAAAATTAAAAATGATTGAATTGCAACTTAAAAAAGCACAATTAGATCAAAAACAAGTTGATAAAGATAAAGAAATAGAAACAACGCCGTTAGGTGAAGGAAAATTATTAGATCGCAATGAATTGCTTAGAACCCTAATTAATAAAACTACAGATAAATGATAAATATTATAATAGGAATCGCCACATGAAAAGTCTAAAGCAATATATAACTGAAAGCGTCCATACATACGATTGCACCATTAAAATTGCAGGTGATGTCGATAAAAATTGGATGGATATGTTTAAGTATAACTTAAACAAGTTTGATCCTATTCAAATATCTGATCCAGTTAGTACCCCTGTACAAAAATCTCCATATGGATTTCCGAATCTAGAAAATCAACCTGTACATATCATAAAAGCAAAATTTAGATATCCAGCCACAGAGCCTATGATTCAGCAAATCGCACAACTATTAGGTTACAATGTTAACATGGTTAGATTGATAACTACAGCATACGATGACAGTGTTGATAAAGAAATGGAACAATATTCAAATCAAATGAAGAATAGTCCTGTATTAACACACGAAGAAATGGAAGACAATGGTAAAGAAGCTAGCAAAGAATATGCAGGATCATATTTGCAAAGTATAAAAAATCAGGACAAAGATTCACAGATGACAATGCCGTTTGATGGGAAAAAAACACCTAATGCGTTTGATCCATTCAAGCCTTATACTGATGATAAAAGTTTGGGTCGTAAAAGTCCAATGACTACTATTACTAGACCACCGAAGCCAAAAACTGGTAGCATGGTTTAATAAAGGATTATAAAATGAACATGAAAGAAATGTTAGAGAAATTAGGCAGTTTAAGTGAAGCAATAGAAAAAACTGCAACAGGCATTAAACACACTGCTAAACCCGGTGGTTATGGTCGCAAGTTTGACACTGACGAAGAAGGTGATGAACAACAAGAAAAGAAGCCTGAAGTAAAAAGAGGTCGTGGACGTCCTAAAAAAGGTGCTGACAGTGACACCGGTCATGTACCACAATACAGTGGCGCAAAAGAATTACAAAGCTGGATTGTAGGTAATGTTCCTAAAAATCCAAGTAAAGAATTAAAAAAATTACCAACAACTAAGCACAAACTAAAAGACTGGATCGAACACGTAGAGTCAAAGTATGTTGCTGAATCTGAACAGATTTCTATTAAGCCTGCAAGCCAAATGCCTAAGCAACCTGGCCAAACATCTCAACCTGGTAAGCCGCAGCAAGTTGCAGGTCAGCCAAAGAAAGATACACAAGTTATTACTCAGGGTAACAAAACATTAGGTACAGTTGACAATCCACAACTAGCAGCAACAATTAAGCAAGCTATTGGTAGAGGTGAAATGAGTTTAGCAGGCTCAGAATTAGGCGAAAGAATGCTTGATGAAAAATGGGCAGGAGATGCTAAAGTAAAACCAACAGGTGAATATTCCGGCAAGTCTGTTGAAGAACTTAAATCAATGTTAGCAAAATTAAAGAAGTCTGGTCCTCATGATGAAAATAGCCCAGCAGCTAAAAAGCAACGACAAATTAATTTTGCGTTACGTGCAAAAGGTGGTTGGAAGAAGGGCGAAGGCGCCGCAAAACGTGAAGATATGAGTGAAGCAGAGCGTCCAAGTGACGATTCTGATATGGGTGCTGGATTAGGCGCTGGCCGCAGTCAAACTACTCTTGAAAGCCGTGTTAAGGCTGATGACAAAGCTGAAAAGGCAGGAAAAAAAGTAACTAAAGATTTAGAGTATGATATGGACCATAAAGGCAAAGATGACAAAAAAGCTGAGAAAGCTGGTAAAAAAGTTACAAAAGACATAGAATACGACGAAAAGAAAGACAAAAAAAAGAAAGTGAATGAAAGTATGCACAAACATCATGCCGCTAAACTAATTGGTAAGGCACATGCTCTAGCCAAAGAAGGATATAATTCTAAGTATGACGATATGGACGAAGCAAAAGCATATCATGAAGGATATAAAGAAGGTTTAGATGAATGTTATGGCATGATGCCTATTCGTGGTGTTGTAGTTGGTGAAGGTGATATGCCAGCAGCAACAGTGCCTGGAATGGCAAGTCAAGCTATGCCAACTATGGAAGACGATTTGGATGAAATGGGTCGTAGTGAATGGATGCGCCATAAAGCTAAAACCACACCCGGCGACACATTTAAGGCATTTGGACAAACTATGCATGACCGTGATGTATTAGAAATGGATAATTTTGCATTTGAATCATTAGACAAACAACTTAATGCATTATTAAATGAAAGTGAACAAGTTGACGAAGGCTTAAGCGTTTCTATAAGCACAGGACAACAAGGTAGTCCAGACAGTGTTTCAGTAACAGCACAAGACGCAGAAGCAGAAAAACTAATGAGTTTTATTAAACAAGTTGGTTTAGGTGGTATTGCTGGTAGCGCTGCAAGTGACTATGGTAGCCCACAAGATTCAGCGTCACATAAACACGGTGAGATTGCAGTTGTAGATGATCATGATGGCATGATGGCTATGATGAAAAAGATGGCAGGATTGTCAGGTGATTCAACAAGTAGCCAAGATTATCAAGATGAAAAAGTCGATAGTCATACACATGAAGAAACATGTAACGAATGTGGTTTGATGGAAACTTCATGCGAGTGCGATAAAGAAATGGTAGATGAAGTTGAAACTCCTGATCAAATGACCGACGAAGTAGCCGAAGGACAAGTCAAAGATCGAATGATGGATGATGCGTACAAGATGGATCTTGAAAAATTTTTAAGCAAATATGGCAATGAAGATTGGGTAAAAGAATTCTATCATATTGCTACCGGTGACGAAGAAGTATCAGAAGCAACTCCACAAGAAGCAGGCGCAGAAGAAGAAGCAATGACAACCGGTGATGAAGATGCAGAAGCACAGGAAGACATGGCCTTAGCAAAAGCTGCACAGCAAAATAAAACAGATACGGTCAATGAAGGCGGAGATGGTGGTGAAGCTTCCGAAGAAGATGAAGAAGAAAGTAGTGAACAGCTTGATGAATGGGCAAACGATGCTGGTAAAGATGGCACAGATCAAACATTTATGCGTGACATTGATTTTATGACAAAGGTAATTTCAGGTGGATTAAACAAACCTAAAGTAACAGGTCAAACAACAATTCCTGTTATTGCTGGTCAAGATGCACGAACAGGAACAGAGGATGTTTCTGCATGGCAGAAATTAGCTGGAATTAAAAAATAATAATCAGAGCAATACTTAACAATACCCGACATGTGTCGGGTATTTTTTTTGCCTAAATCTTTTATAAAATAACGATAAATACAAGACAAAGTAATTAAATGTGTAATTACAACTAGTTGGAATAAAACATGAAACAACGCTTATTAAGTCACAATAATTTTAACAAGGATATGTCAATATGAGCCAAGAAAACATCGATTTCGGTAACTATCCTGACGATCCTTCCGCCGACGCCATAAGAACTGCATTTGAAAAGGTACAAAATAACTTTACTCAAGTTTTTAATAGCGTGGGATCAACTGGGGTATCTAGTATTAATCAAACTCCAGGTGCTGGTATAACTGTAAATCAACCAACTGGAAATGTTATAATTAGTGCCAATATTGCATGTTTACAAGTAAGCACAAGCACATTAAGTATAGGTCAAGGCGCAAATGGTAGTAATGCTGCACTCATTACTAATTCTACGCAAGTTTTAGTATTAGATTTACCTAGTACTATTTCAAACGTAACAAATCTTAATCTTAGTGGCAATGCAAACATAGGTGGTAATTTAACAGTTACTAAAAACATTCAAAGTAACAACTTAAATGTTACAGGAAACACAACAAGCGGAAATGTATACGCAAATAGTGGTACAATTGGCGCACAAAATTTAATTGGTACATTAACTACAACAAGCCAACCTAACATCACTAGTGTTGGTACATTAACTTCATTAACTGTATCAGGTAATTTAACATCAGGTAATGCTAATCTTGGTAACTTAGCAAGTGCTAATTATTTTCAGGGAGACGGAGGCTTATTAAGCAATATTTCAGCTAGTGGTACTCTTGCTAATGGTACATCGAGTGTAACAATACCTGTAAGTAATGGTAATGTTAATACTACTGTAGGTGGTGTTGCAAATGTATTAGTAGTAACCGCAGCTGGTGCAAATTTAACAGGTGCATTTTCAGCTACAGGTAATGCCAATGTTAATAACTTAGGTGTTAGTGGACTTATTACAGCAACAGGTAACATTACAGGTGGTAATCTAACAACTGCAGGTGTAGTTCAAGCAACTGGTAATGTATCGGGTGGTAATTTAACAACCGCAGGCGCAGTAGTTGCTTCAACATTAGAATCAAATGTTGCAACAGGCACAGCACCATTCATTGTAGCAAGTACTACTAAGGTAGCAAATCTAAACGCAGATTTACTAGATGGTTACAGCACAGCAACAGCAGCCACAACTAATACTGTTGTACTACGTGACGCAAATGGTAGTTTCAGCGCAAATATCATCACAGCAACATTAACAGGTGCAGCAACAACAGCAGGTACTGTAACAACAGCCGCACAACCAAATATCACTAGTGTTGGTACACTAACTGGATTGGATGTAAATGGCAACATCACAGCCGCAAATATAACAGCGAACACAGGTGTCTTTACTGGTAACGGTAGTGGCTTATCAGCACTAGCCGGCGCCAACGTAACTGGTCAAGTAGCAAATGCTCTTGTAGCAGGTACAGTTTATACGGCAGCACAACCAAATATCACCAGCGTTGGAACACTAACTTCAGTATCAGTTGCGGGCAATGTAACAGCAGGAAACGTGTATGCTAATAGCGGTACAATCGGTGCAAGTTTACTAACTGGTACATTAACAACTGCTGCACAACCAAACATCACTCGTGTTGGTACACTAAGTTCATTGTCTGTAACATCAAACGTTGCAGCCGGTAATTTAACTACAGTTGGTGCATTAAGTGTAACTGGTAACGCTAACGTAGGAAATCTAGGTGCTGTTACTGGTGTCTTTGTAGGAAATATAAGTTCATTAAACGCTAATCTTGGAAATTTAGCAACTGCAAATTATTTTACAGGCACATTAACAACAAATGCACAACCAAACATTACATCATTGGGTACATTGGTTTCATTAGCTGTCACGGGTAATGTTTCTGCAAATAATTTTATAGGTAATGTATCTGGTAATATAAGTGGTAATATAGTAGGTACT